TGTAGCAGTACACCACCTCAATCATGTTCTGGTAGTTCAGCCCGTTGTAGACGAGCATCTCTGTGCTTGGCAGGATGTTTGTGTTGTAGACAGTGCTGCTTTTGCCAGCCATCTGCACAGCAAGTTCTACCCAGTCCTTGTTCCAGCCTTCTGTGGTAATCTTCTCACGAATCTCAACCTCACTCATCCAAGTGCGGCGGAAGATAACACGGGAACGCTGTAAGTCCGCTGCTTCGGGCGGGAAAAGAATCTCATCCCAAGGCTTGAGTGCGATAATTTCAGGCAGGTTCTTGCTGACGTACTCTTCGTCACGGGTGGTTACGCCAGTTTCGGAAAGTTCCCTGACCATGCGCTTGGCCTCGGACTCCGTAGTCCCCGGCACAGCAGCCTGAATAATCGCCGCAGCTTCTTCGGATTGCTGCATGATAAGATCAGGCAACTGCATGAGCGTGGGGCTGCCGCTTTGCTGGGCAATGGCAATAACCTCCTGCATGGTCACCTGCTGCTCGCGCTTGCTGATATTCTGCCTCCAGCCTACAAAGAAAGCCGTCCAGCCGTACTGAAAAGCGTACTGTGCGCCAAGTTCAGCCTCCCTGCGAAGTTCAAGCGGCATTTTATTGTCGCGAATCCACTGCAAAAGCGTAGTAGCAACTCCGCTAATGGATGTGTCATTAAGCTCAACGCCACTTGCACGGATGATTGACCTTTCAAATGCTGTGACCAGAAGCGAAGACAGCTCGTTGCAGGTTGAGTCAATTAAACGGTTGCGAACGTCACTTGCGCCCTCAAACGGCCATGCCGGATCACCCTCGTTGCGGAGGTTGCTGTGCTTCTTCCCGTCATCACTCTGTCCAGCCCAACGCGCAAAGCGGATATCGTCGAACTTGGTGGTCAGGTTTCCTTGCGTGGAATTGACCATTGCGCGGCCATACTCGCTCAACAAATCCCCGACATCGGGTACATTCGTCGCAATAGCCAGAGGATCAGAAGAAGCTGAATACATAGATAATAGAAGTTCAATAAGAGCCGCATTGAGACATTTGTTTCATTTGCTTTTCCCATTGTTCGCCGCCGTAGTGCTTGGGTTGCATGACCACAAGGTAGCCTAAAGCATCAATAGGATCTTTACTAGCCCCCTTCTGGCCATCAGCCCCAGTCCATTCCCTTAAACTATAAATCAAGTTTTGACAAGATTCATGTACCATTATTTTGGGATGATTACGTCCTTTAACCAACGGCTGTTCTCTGTCGTAGCACAACATGTCATTAATCAAAATGACCCGTTCCTCCACTGGAACCGCTACAGAAGGCTGTACATATAGAGGAACCGTAGCATCTGCAAAAAGATCTATAATTGTAGTACCACCTTCTTTTGTAATAGTTTCCGTTCCAGCAGTACGAGGATCCATATACCTTTCGGCGATCTCTTCACGAACGTCTCCAGAGGTTTCTAGCCCCCAGATAAGTTCACTATACTCGTTTACCCCTCTTCCTGCTCCACCTCTCTGTGCAGGGCCGGGTCTACCGTCAGGCTTATCGCTTGGCAACGCCCATTCGCCGTAACTTTGGTCAGGCCACTCTCTGTAGATCCATAAGATATCATCTTCATCTACCCTGCCCCACAGCATGAACCAATTCCGCGCTCCGGCAGGGTCAATTGCCATGTAGTTTGTCCCTTCAGGGGCAAGTTCCATAACATCTTCCTTAAAGATGTTCACCTCGCCAAAGTACGGAAACTCCGTACCCGCAGTCTGATCTGCCCAACCATAGGCACGAATCTTAAGCTCATTGGTACTGCGCCCCTTAAGCTCCTGCTTCATGCGCTCCCAGTTGTTGTACGGATTCAACTTAGAATGAAACCAAATGCAGGCATGTCTTCCGTAGATGTTCTCAGCCTTGTACGGCATGTGACCAGCAGGCACACTAAGTACGTTATTATTTGGAAGTAGTTCACTCTCTTTCCAATGTGTAATTTTTGCTGAGTTAATGTAGTCCTTAACGGTCTGGGTATAGCCTTGTACCGGGGTAAAGGTGACAATCAACTTGCCGTTCCGGGTCACTAGACGGTACCGAAGCGTGTCCAGCCAGTCTTTTGGCACCATTTCATCGCACCAAATAAAGTCAACTTCGCCACCTTCAACCACTTTAATGTCTTGAGAGTAGTTTAAGAACCAAATCTGGTTCTGCATGTAAACCGCCGTGTTGTCTGAAAAGCCGTTCTTCTGCGTAAAGCTGACATGGATGTTGTTATTGCGCTTGGCACTCTTAAGTTCTTTCGGCAAATACTTGTAAAAGACCATCTGCTGCATCGAAATGCTAGTCTGGTTAGATGTATGCAGGCACCAAATACGCAAACCTCTCTGCTGTATCCGTTCACTAATCCAATGTGGCACAGTTCCAGACAAGTCCGCACCCACAAACGCCTGCGCCATCCGTTTAGCCGCCCACTCAGTTTTGCCTGCCCGGTTACCCCCAAGTGCCACCACCTCGTTAAACCTAGTCAATAAATCATCAGCATCTTTCCAAGGCTCCAAGTCTGCCCCGTACCTGTGCGGATCTTCCGCCTCTGCCTTGGCCCTGTTCTCTCTAATGATGAAAAGCTCCATCACCTTCTCAGGGCCGACATTCTCGATCATCGTCAACCTCTGTTCCCTGTCTGGACTCGGTAAGGTAGGGTGATCCGTCAGCTTGAACCTTAAAATTTTCTCTATCAGCTTATTTTTTTGTTCTTCTGTCATTGACATAGGCTCCTATGTAGCTATGTTTACCTCGCAGGTCAAAATAGATCTGCCGTGTAGCCTCTGGATAGTCGCGTAAGGCGAGCCACAGGTGAAGGAGAGGTTCCCCTTGCATGAAAACCGGGGGGGATTAATAACTCAGGGGCTGGGAACCTGATACTTCCAAGTAGTCCACGAAAGAAGACTAGCGTAGGTTGACTCGGGTACCCTCTGCGCGTGACTTGGTAAAAGCGAAACGAAAGGCGACGGTGACGGTGAGTGTCACTTCTTCTTGCGGTGAGCTTAAGTAACTTCATAAAAAGATTTTCTTTTCTTTTTTTATGTCACTTTTGACAGGGTTACTTATGCTCACTCAGGTCTCTGGTTCTGGTGAGGTTTTCTTCTTTAGTAGGTTAACTAACGAGCGAAGCGAGAGCGACCAAAGGGAGCGACAGAAAGAAGAAGATAAGAAGATAAGAAGAAGATGAAAGGAAAGCTAGGGCCTAGCTTTGCGTTTTACCTAAAAACATAGTGGTTCCTTTGTAGTTTATCTTCTGGCCAAGTCGCAAACTTGTCCCTTTACCACCAACATAAATCGTCTTTCCACTCTTTACCCGCACATATCTTGTGTTTGGAAAGATGTTTTGTACCTCTTCAGTGAAGATAACTTCATCTTGTATGTCCAACTTGGCAGGACTTACATCCAACTTGACCTTATCTTGAGCCAAACCCACCTTCTTCTCTAGCGAATCAAGAAGATCTTCCCGGTAAACTCGTTTAAACCCAGCCAAACACCGTTTATCTTTGACTTTAATGTAGTCAACTCCCTCCACAAGTAAGGCCAACTTGTCCTCAAACTTGTCTCCATACACCTCTTTTACCTTCTTCTCACTTAACTCGTACTTTTGTGTCATCTTTCTTGGACTATACGCCCAACGTTCATACGTCAATACTGTCGACACAAAAAAAAGACGCCCAGCCTTCCACAGGAAAGCCAGCCTAGTCACACTTAAGCTGACCTTATACACCCCTGTAAAGGCTGCCCAAACATGCTAGGGAGCAACATCGCTCGCGTCTATTTCTACTACACCCGGCAACAAGTCTGTACAGAGTAAAAGCAGCCGTCAAGTGCGGGGAAGCGCCTTTGTAAAAATAAAATGTGAGGGGGTAAATGCGTCGCAGCTTTCCAGCCAGAACAACGTCGAACCCCCTCCCCCCCTTGTCGCGCTGCATACATAGACAAAAGCCCGGCTGCACTGCTTGCTATCATGCTGCATGGTGCACTGCTTCAAGTACTTGTGCATGCTTGTGCTGCTTGGCTTGTGTAAGTGCATGAATGTGCAGGCTTTGCTGAGGTTGCGTTTGGTTTGTGCCGTCTTCATGGCAACGCATTCCCCGTACCTTCAGAGAACCTTCCTTCCCATACCTTCACCATTCGCTTGTCTCTCGCCCTCTTTTCGCCCTTACAGAGCAAACTTTTTCGCCCTTTTCTTCTCTTTTTTGTTGCAAGTACCTTTGCTTCGGATACCTTCGCTTTTGTTGGCAATGTTGTCACCACAAACTAAACAAACGAAAGAAAACGATGAAAACACTTGAGACACTGGAATCAGAACTGCAAGAAGCTCACGACGCTTTACTTGCTATCACAAAGGAAGGAACCTTCGGAAAACCCCGCTTGCAAGCGTGTGGAAGGGTTATAGAGGCAATGCAGGCCATCCTTGCATACAAGCGCAGCAAACTTGCTACCAAGTAAAACAACATGAAACTAAAAACTAAACCCTTTTTATGGGACTTCGAACTAACAGACACCTTCGGCGGCGAAGCAAACTACAGCTGGGCCCGTCGCGGTCAAGTTAAAGCGTCAACGCCATCTGGAGCAATCAGAGCAGCCAAAAAAGCCTTAGGCCTAACTGGAAAGCATACTTCAGAGAAGTACTCGGATTTGATATCGGTTCGCTTCGGATCCGCTTGCATCGTACTATTCTTAACCCCTTCGGAAAGCCTTTAACCCTTAAACAAAAGAAAACACTATGGAAAACAATACATACAACGGCTGGCAGAATCGTGAAACTTGGCTTGTCCCACTTTGGTGGAATGAGTGTCCTGTTGAATCAATCGATGCAGATACAAGAGAAGAGGCTGTAGAAGCCTTGGCTGAACATCTAGAAGGGATTTTTGATGAGCTTTTAGATGAATGCAATATTCCCTCAGCTTCCTTGTTCGCTGATTTACTAAACGGAGCAATAGCAAGAATTGACTGGAGAGAGATAGCTGAGCATTGGATTGATGATATCCAATTAAATCTTCCGGAGTCAGATGAAACAGAGGAGGTTGAATCATGAGAACCACCCTTTTTCTTGCTACCATTGGCTTGGCTTTGTTTGATATGGGAGGTCTGAAGGCTTTTGAGCTTCGCTGGGAAGCCTATATCTTCGCGAGTCTTTTGATTTGTTCCGGAACCCTCCTTTATTGGCTTGCAAAGCCTTTGTTCCCTAAAGCTTAAGCGAAGCTTAAAGCGTTTCCACTCTCTCTCTTTGCTTTGCAAGGGGAGAGAAGGAAGCTTTTTAGGCTTCAATCAAACAAACTAAAACCATGAAGACAAAAATTAATTATACCTACCCTTGGGGACTCATTAGAAGGAACGGAAACCGATTGCTTTGTGCTGACGGTATTATTCGGGCTGCAGAGCTTGCACAAACCGCAGACACTTATTTTTCTATTCCGGCAAGCATTAGAATTAAAGGCAAACGCATTGAAGGCTTTGCTTCTTTTGATGAAAGCAAAGGGCAAAGAGTTTACACTTTTTGCCCGTTTAATAATGAGTTAAAGGAGTTTCCCTTTTTGGCATGGCCAACAACTGGAACAACCGAAGGGCAAAAGGCTTTAGCCAGTGTTCTTGAAAGGGGGATTAAATGAAAAGGCTTGCCGACATCATAAAGAACCCTAGCGGATTTGATTCGCTAGAAAATTACATGGGCGATATCCCGTGCCCTGAATGGTGGGTAGTTTTAACAACCTCTAGGGATGCTGATGTTTTGACACGTTCAAACTTCGAATCCGCTCAAAAGGCTTTGGAGGATGAAAGATTCGACGACGACACGAAGGTTTTCCGCTTTGGTCACTGGGGGTGCGGATGGTGGGAAGCCTTATGCGTAAGGGAAGGCACCGAAGCTTTCAAGGAAGGCGAAAGCATAGCAGATTCGCTTGAATCCTATCCCGTATTAGATGAGGAAGCCTTTTTCCAAGCTGAGGAGGAGGAAGCCTTGGAAGTTTGGGCAAACTGCTACCGTGTACAGGATCGCATCCGATACATAAGGGAAAACCGAAGGCAGTTTCACTTCTCTTGCTTTGCTGACCTTCTTTCTTGCGTTCGCGGGAATTACTTTGGCGGATGGGCGTCTGATCTTCTGTACTAATTCAACCCTCCAACCCTTAAGGCTAAGGCTTTCGTCTCGAAAGCCTTTCCCTTTTGCTTTTTAGACATTTACGCAAGCCAAGCGTAAGTCATTCATTTTCAACGCAATCGATACGGGCACCTTCAGCGCCTTTACACTTGCGCTTGTCGCATTATGGCGGAGCCTTGCCTTGCCTTGGCCTGTCACCGTGTCTGCCTGCAAGCGTGCATATACAGGGTGTTTTTACCGTCAAATAAAATTCGAATTTTGAAAGTCATTTTGATTTTGAAATCTGAGTTCGAAACAAATTCGAATTTAGATAAGCAAAACCAAAACTAAAACCAAACATATGAATAACATAAGAACCATTGCATTAAACGATTGCTCAGTCAAAATATATCGCTCCTCACAATACTCTTCGCTTGAAAAGGCATTAAAAGCTCGGGCGGTGCATGTATTTGAGGACACCAACGGGCACACCTCTACCATTGACTGCCTGCTAAATTGCAAAAAGACCGCCGAGCTATTAGATCACGGTTCAAGCCGTCATGACATTAGGACTGTCATCTGGGTAAACGGAGAGCAAATAGGAGAGTGCTTCTTGGCTGAAGCTGAAGATATGATCAACTCCTATCTCAAGTCTATTTCATAGCATGAAAATACGGTGCCTTTTGTACCGCTTGGATGACTTGTGGGTTCTCGAACCCTTGCGGCCTGCTATCGGCCTGCCAAAGCACTTCAGGTGCCTTAAAGAGGCTCACGCTTGGGCCAAAGCACGCAACATTACTGTAATCTCACGCTAGTACACTCCTAATCCTATTCCACTGATTTGCCTTGTCCTCCTCTTTGAGGGGGACATGCACCTCCTCGATCGTGCCTTTGAAGCAGGCAAGTACGCTTGCCAGCTTCATGGCATCGTCACCGTCTGCTGATTTCAGGAACCCTTCTTCCTTCGCTCTATGCAATTCGTCACTAATGCGCTTTGCTTCTTCTAGTAGCACAGGGTACTCGACTGCGTGTCCAAGTGTGGCGCAATAGAGCCGTTTTGGCTGTCGCTTTAGTTTTATTTTCAAATTCGAAATCTGATTTCCATTTTCATTTTGGCTGTAACGCCTTCATGAACTGGTCGGCTATCTCTGTGTTTGCGTGCAGGTGTACATGTTGATGCAACTGCTCCGGGGACTTGTTCTTCTCCAAGGCCATGTACTTGTCCAGCGTGATGCCGAGGGTCAACACAGCATCCTTTGGAGCCATCTCCGGCAGGGTATCCTCCACCCTTTGCATTGCTCCGTCGATCAGGACCTGCATCTTGTTCTTTAGGTTGGCCGTAAAATATGAATTTCGAAATTGAGAATCGTAATCCAAAAAGTATTGCCTTACCTCGTTGACTGTATTGTACGAGACACCCACCTTGTCTGCGATATACGGGCTACCATGTCCTTGGCAGTACAGTTCTAGTATCTCCTTGCGCTGCTCCTCGGATACCCCGGCAAACAGTCCTTTACCGTTGATCTTCTCGATCTGCACGCCCATGACATGATCCTCGATCTTGACATTGGCAAGCCCGGCAAGCTGCCTTGCACGGGTCTCGGCTGACTTATACTGACGCTTCTTTTTCTTTGGCTTTTGCATCGAGTTTTCTCTGTTTACGCCTGAAGTATCTTTCACGGGATTCAATCTCCCCACAAGGCTGGCAATACTTCTGGATCACTACGTTTCTTTCGTAATCAATACCACACTTTACGCAGATTGCGGCAGTCTTTTTGTAGCTAAACCCTTTACGCTCCCCGATGTCCTCGGGAAACACAACGATGTTACGCCTAAGTGCATCCAGCACAATACGATTGGCCTGCCGATAGAAGTCTTCCGTTAAAGGTTTCTCAGACATTGAAAGGAAATGCTTTGAGTGATCCTTGCCGCCATTTTGGTTG